TGTTACAAAACTCATTTTTGTATTTTTTTATTATGATTTTTTCTTAATTTTCAGCTTTGAACTATCAACTCCAGTTATCGCTCTTACTTTCCAGCCGTTAGGCATAGTAGCTTCAGTAGCTACTGGCCTACTATCATTGCTAATGTTTTTGGACTTTGCAATAACATCTCTCGTAGCATCAGCTTTACCTTGCTCATAAAAATGTTGTGCTAATCTATCAGCATTTCTAGCCGCGTAAATAGCTTTGTGATAAGCTTCCATATCATTAACATTTCCATTTTTGTCCATAAACTTATTTATAAACTTAGAAACATCTGTTTGGTTATTTATCATATCTTGCGGGTTTGAAACATTATATCTAAAAGCTTTTTCTCCAACATTAAATTCAAAACCTTTGAATTGTTCTTGAAAAAAGTTTTTTGTTTTGTCTACAAACTCGTTTCTTTTACTGGTTATTTGTTGTTGTTCTTGACTGTATCGTTGGAAAAAGTCCATAGCTTTTTTCTGCTCATTAGTAACAGATGGCCTCAACTTGATTTCATCATAATATTTACTCTTCATTTGCTCTAAAAAGTTCTTGGCTTTCGCAACTTCTTCTTTGTATGCAAGCTGTTGCTTACGTACAAATCTTTCTTCGTCCACTTCTTTATCATAAGAGAAATTATCTTGCATTATAAAGTTAATTTCCTCATCATTAAGATGTGGTCTAGTCTTTTTATAATATTCTTTAACAAGTAGTTTATCATCATACTTGCTATAATCTTTATTTAAAGTAACATAGTCTTCTACAGTTCCACCAGTCTCTTTCATAAACTCAATTAGTTTATTTACATTTTCAGGTAAATCAGAAACAGGTTGTTCAACTACAGGTTCAACTACTGACTCTTGTTTTACTTCTTCAACTGGTTTTTCATTTATTACCTCGATCTCCTTGTTCTCATCTTTGTCTTCGACCTCTTTGGTAATTTCTTCAAGTCTTGGTTCGGGTGCTCTCTCCTCCACTTTTTCCACATCTTTGGCTTGTTTATTCGCATCCACGACTCCTGTGCTTTGCTCTGGAACGGCATCTTTTTTTTCTTCTTTTATTTCTAACTTTGTTACTTTTTTCTCCTGAGTTAACTTTTTAGGTCTACCAGGTTTTCTTTTCATTTTAAGAGGTTCTTTTGAATCCACCTCTGCTTCTACTTTTGCCATAATATAATATAATATAATAATTAAATATTCAGAGCAGTTTCACCTTGCTCATCTTCAAAGTTTATTGGTGTTAAATCATTTTTCTTTTGATCTATCATCGCGCTTTGTTGTGTGCCAATAATCTTGGCTCTTTTGTCTTTTCTATTTTCTATTTCTTGTTCTCGTTGACCTTCTCTATTTATTTTTTGTTGACCAAGCTGTAAGTTATAATTAAATTCAAGATCCATTAATTCACGCTTAATTTGAGCTTCAACTCTCATACGTTCTATTTCATATCCTGATTTACCTTTTTCAAACTTAAGCTTAGTATCTAATACAGCTTGCTGTTTTTGTACTTCCGACAGTGCAGCTGCTTCACTAGCTTGAGCATTAGCTTGAGCTTGTGCTTGTATGTTTGCTTGCTGTGCAGCTTGTGCAGCTTCAGCAGCTTTTTTACGTTTTAACTTAATCATTTGATTAGCTAACTTTAAATTTCTTATTTGTCTAATATCTATAGCGTCTTCTAAGTTTATACTACCACTGGACAACGCTGCTTGTATATTAGCTTCTAATTGTTCTTTTTCTTGTTCGTCAGGTACTAAATCAAAATAAATACCAAAGTCATATAAATGTATATTAGATAAATCTTCTAGTTGACCTACACTCCAAGTTGATATACTATTTTTTAAAGCTTCTTTAGTTAAGTCAAACTCAATACTATCAGAAGTTCTTAGTACTATATTTTCACAAGTTTTAACAGTTAAATATAAATAAGCATTTAATATATGTTTAGTAGCTGTGTTTGAGTTAGCAGCTGCTAGCTTTTGTAAACCTACTAATGAATCTGAGTTTGGCATACTACCATCTCTTGCTTCGTTAAGTCCAGTTACATCTCTTATCATTTGAAGATAATACTGATAAGTATTTATAAGTGAAGCAACTTTATTGCCGCCATCGCTTTTAACAAGTTCTTGTATTGGTATTCTACCTGGATTAGGATCACCTTCTGTAGTCATTGATCTACCCAGTATACTACCAGTTTGAAAATACATATTTAATGCTTCTTTAGCATTGTAGCTAGTACCATTACCTAAATCAACTTCTGCTAAACCATCAACATCTAAGTAAACTCCATCAGGTATTACTTTAGATATTACTTGTTGTATTTTTAAATGTGTTAATTGTATCATATCAGCAAAGCCCATCATACGGCTTACTAAACTTTCTATTCTACCGTTATACATTTTAGGACAGCAAATATTATAATTCATATTTACCTTAACTAAATTAGACTTTGGCCTTGTCATATTTTCAGCCATCTTCCACTCTAACATCATGTCATATCCTAAAACTTTAGCACCACTATATAATACTTCTATTGATCTACTCACTTTATCAAAAATATCATTAGGTTCAGGATTAAATGTATCTGGTTTTTCTAATGATTTTTCTAGACCTGTAGCTGTTCTTTTTATTTTAAATACTTGTTCACTATAAGTTTTATATTCAAAATATAATATATATATATAATTACCATCACGTCTGCCATTGTAGTTATATAAAAAATTACCATTACCTTGATACTGTTGTAATTTTTCTAACTCATCATCTGTTAAATTAGGAAACTGTTTTTTACAGTCAGCTAGTGATAACGCTTTTACTTCACCTACGTACCACAAGTCTTCAAAGTTCGGATCTTCACTATATGAATAAACTAATTTAGATGGATCAACATAGTCAACTCTAACACCTTCTGCTTTATTCCAATTTGTTTTTATACATCCAATACCTAAAGTAACTAAATCTTCTATTACACGTTTTTTCTTTAAATTAAATCTATTAAACTCTAAAGTGTTATTAATAGCTTCTTCACAAGCTATTTCACTAGCTTGTTTATAACTTAATTGCATGTGAAGATCAAGCTCATCTTTATTTTCTGGTAGTTCTTCAGGATTTTCATTGTTAAATAAATTTAAACCAACTGCACTTTGTAAGTTTTGTAAAAACTCTTTAGCTTGCATGTCACGCAATACATCTTCAGCATATTTAGATCTAATTCTTCTTGACTCTGGATCTTGGGCAAAAGCTCTAATATCATAAAGCTTATCGTCCATACCATTAACAACAATATCAACAAACTTAGGTATTATAGGAACAGGTTTCCAGTCTAAGTTTAAATAGCTTAAGTCACCATTAATAGCTAATTCATCTTTATACTTTTGCACAGGTTGTTCTGCTCTTGCATATAACCTACGCATCCTAAAGTTATTATAATTAGTGTTAAATCTATTTTCAACTCCTGATCTAGTTCCGCTAAACCAATCACCTTCTATAGCCATACCAACTTGGCGGCCATAATCCATGCTTTGCTTAACTTCATCAGGTACAACCTGATCTGGAAAAGAACTGTAAGTGTTTGTAATTTTTGCCATTTATTATATTATTTGTGAAATAGATCCATTGTTATTGTATCTACGTATTCCTAAATTAACATCTTGTTTAACTCTAACCGGAACAGGTCTATATTTATTTTTGTTACAAGCCATAATAGCTAAGCCAGAACTAATAGAAGCATCGTGCTTTGTTCTGTTGTTTATATTAAATCTACTCCAGTCATCTAGTGTTCTTTGAAAATACATATCGCCATATCTATTTTCTAAATGCCCTACGTAATTTTCAATATAATGTTCAATAGCAGCTGCATGAGCTTGCTTAATATCTTCACTTGAATTAGGTATACCACCTATTTCTTTTTCAGTTGCAGAAAGTTTATTATATATTTTGTCAGGTCTATTCATACTGAATCTTCTATAACCTCTACGTTTTAAATAATATAATAATCTTGGTTTATTATTTTCTGCTAATATTGGCATACCATAAAAAGCTAATGCCATTAATACATCTTCAAAAAATATTTCCGCTGTTTGTGGTCTAGCTATATATTCTAAGAAAAAGTGGTTAGGCGGAGCGTCTTCCATAGAAAACTTTGTTAATCCATGTAATGCTCCTTTACTGCCGCGACCATCAACAGTACCGCTAATATCGTAAGAGTCACAGCCAAATGCTCCAATATGTTCGTTACCTGGATATTTGTTACCATTTTTTGTAATTATATTATTTTGTAATTTTAAAGGCGGTACCCATGATACTAAAAATCTACCATTTTTATTTGGATAAAATTCTACTTGTGTATCTTTAACACCGTTTAACCATTGAAAATTACCTTTAGCAACTGATGATATATTATTTAACTCTTCATTAATATCTATTTGTTGATATATTCTAGTTAAATTAAATAAACTATCTTTTGTTTCATCTCTAAACGCATGAGCTTCAGTTCTTGGAAACTGTCTATAATACTCGTTTAACGCGTCTTGATCATTTTTTAATCCTTCAACTTCGTTGTTCCAGTGCTGTATAACTCCTGTTGTAATATGTCCACCATCAATTGTTTTGACTGGATCTTTTGGGTTTGTGAAGACAGGTAATCCGAAAGAATCCATGAATCCTTCGTAGTTCCACTCCATAGGTATGAACAAGCTATAGAGCCCAGAAGTTGTTTGTCCGTTTTTATTTCTTTTAGTAGCGTCTGAATTATAATATAGTTTTTTGAAGTTGTCTCCACCTTTATCTAAAGCATTTGATGTTGAGCCCATCATACATTTACCTACAACTCTTGATCCTAGTCTTAATGTAGTTTTTGTAACTCTCCAGTTGTTTAATATATTATCAGGTCTTTCCCATTTACCGCTTTCATCATGAGCTAATATTTTTAGCTTTTCACCATCGTAAGAGTTATCACCTGTATTTTTCCAGTCAATAGTTGTATCGAGTCCTTCTAGTTCTGTAAGTTGTTCATTCGTCTCCAACTTTCTACGAGTAAGTTTGGATGCCGGAACCCTATATGCCAACTCAGTCTTTGGCCGATCCATACCGTCTTGAATTGGTTTGAAGAAAAACGGATAATTAACGGATATTGGGACAACTTTATCTGTAAACATTTTTTTGGCATCGGCACCAGACTTGGAAAGTATGCCGAATCTAGCATCGGAAGATATTGTAGCTTGGTTGACAAGTTCTGCGCTTGCCATAAAAGAGAATCCAGATCGTCTGTTTTTGAGGTAGCACATACCGTAACATCTGTGATCTGCTTTGCAAGCTTCCCAGAATATAAAGAAGAGTCTGTTTGACTCTCTATATTCAGGCGCTCCAACGTCGATTTTTGACCATTGCAAGTACATGTAATGAGTACCAGTAATGTAAGTATTAACACCGTTGTTATAAAACCAAAATCCTTGTTCTCGTCTAGTAAATTCATTGTCAATATAATCGTACCATTTTTCTTTAAAATCTAATGGGTATTCTTCCCAGTCAAATCTTGTTTTAATTCTTTGTAATTCTTTTGGATATTCAAAGCGTTCCCAGTATTGCTCCTCTTGTTTTTTGCTTCGTTTAAACGGTTCATCTGTTGCTGGTAAAGCAATGCGGAGACCTTGTATTTCAATGATTGTTCCAATTTTACCTGTTTTACTTATTACTACAAAATCATACTCTACGTTGTAACCGTACTCCCACTTTTTAAATCTGTTTTGTTTTGCTAGTATTTTAGGGTTAACAACGTCTTTTAGTTCTTTATAAAGAGTTTGTTCGTAAGTCATTTACTTCTCCCTTCTGCAAAACCTTTAAATGATTTTACTTCTTTTGTTTTATCTTCACCATTTAATATTGCTTCTTCTTCTTCAATACGTTGTAGTATTTCAAAAGCATCCATGATGCAAAGTTTTTTAGTAGCTGCAGCATTTTTTAACCTATCAGCTGAAACATCTTCACCTGTATCTACTATAGGTTCTTTAGCAACTTTAACTAACTCATCAACTGCCTTTCGCCCAGCTTGGATTATATTCTTTCTCGTCTCCTTTGTTTTCATGAGTTAAAGCTATATCATTTGATTTCATACAATAAAGTCGTTCATCACCTATAATAAACTCAAACTCTGAGTTTGGTGTAAACGTTACAAGTGTTCCAGGTGTTATTTTAGCGGCTTCTAAGACATCATTGCTATATTTTACTATACCAACATTAGGTTTTTCTTTTAATGTATTAAACTTATCCTGATTAAAAACAGGAATAATAAAGCAATAGTTATTAAAACATTTTCCATTATACATATATATTTGCTGTGGTGTGCAAAAATATAAGTTGTCTTTAAAATAAGTAGAGCTATTACGTTCTCTGCCTTTTTGATCATACCATCTACGAAATAAATTGTGATGTACATATACTTCATCACCTGGTTTTATAGGTGAGCTATAAGCAGCTGGTACAGAAACAACAACTGCTTGTTTGCTCACGAATTGGTGGTGTTCTATATTGGTATTAATAATAAGTGTTTTATCACCTATTTTTCTAACATTGTCATATCTTTGATTTAAAGGCTTGACAATGAAATTATATAAACTCTTCATTAATACTTGAGATCATATTCAACAGATATAGCCATATTATTATTAAACTTTTTCCAAGGTAATACTTCACTATTTTTACTTATAAAAATATTATATGAATTATCTTTGTCATCAAATAATATGTCTGATATTCTATGGCCACCATAAACTTCTTGATCTAAAGAATAATGCATAGCATCATTTTTATAATCAGAACCTATACTAATCTTCCTTATTACTGACATCTTTCTCGTTTCTATTCCACTCACCAGTAGTAAGATTAATATCTATATGACCATATTTATCTTGTAATTCTTTTTTGGTTTCATCTACTATAACATTAGCATCAGCTAACTCATGTAATAATGAATGCTTTTTAGAATCAAGATAACCTAACTCTATTAATATAGAGTTTACTTTGTTTTGTTGTTGTTGAATTTTCTCTAGTTCTGCTTTAGTAACTTTACCACGCAGTCTGTTTTTTATATTTGACATTTAATTTAATTTAATTGTTTTTTTATTTTAGTAATATGCTAATATATCTGTAGCAGTAGTTCCATCACTACCATCTTTACCATATATCTTCTTGACAAGCACAGGCATAAAAGTTCCAGTTGGAACAGCTTTAAATAATACAGGTGCACTATCTCCTTCTAATAATACTTTAACATTACCAGTTCCGCCTATATATAAGCAAGCTCCTCTTTTTAATACAGCAACTTCATCAGCTGCAGGTGCAGGTAATACATCTTGAGCTACGTCATCTTTGCCAGTTCCACTTGCTATTGTTATAGCATTAGCAGAGTGAGCAAATCGTCTTGGCTCTGCTGCCATGTTACCTTCTAATCCAGCAATATCTATTTCTATTGATCCAGCCATTTTTATTTATTTATTTTTGTTATTTTTTCAGCACCACGACTTCCGAAGTATGCTACATAAACTGTTACCAGTAATGTTTTTAATAAGCCTATCCAAGCATCATCTACATCAAACTGTAAATGAAATGAATCTACAGCCATCATAAATACTGATGATGCAGTTAAAAATATAAGAGCTAAAGGTCTAGTATTTTTACTTAACCAAGAGTCAGACTTCATATCAGCTTTCCACCTACTTGAAACTTCTTTTAGCTCTTGCATATCCTGCTCTATAAGCTTCATAGC